TCACAGCTCCTTGCCGGAACTCCTCGTCGTACCGATTTCCATTGCTTTTTCCCATGATGGAACTTCCTTTCGTAGTGCTTTTATTTTACACTACTCTGGACTCTCCATCAAATCGGGTATGGCACAATAGTCTGTATTTCCAAGATATTCTTTGATTTCAGCCGATTGCACTACTTCTTCCTCTCCGATAAATCGAGAACGGCTCAGCTGACAGTAGCGCAACAGCAGATGGTTACAGGTTTGATGATGAAGGTAATTTAATTTATATAGGAGAAGAAAATAAATCTGATAAAATAAAATGGAAATAGATGGTAAATAATCAGAGCGAAACATCAACACTCCCCCAGTCACTTTAACAAAATGAAGTGCTAAAGGAACCGATGATAGCCTAAAAAAAAGCCGTAAGACCTATTTTGAAATATATGGGCTTATTTAAAAAGAGATAAAAGTTTTTAGAACAATATAGCAATAGTTATAGAAAGAAAGGCGGTGAATAGATTTGACAGAAAAAGACGGCAGAGAAATCAAAAAAATTATTAAACAGCTTGAAACAATATATGATCAGATACCGGATGATAAACAAAAATTAGCAAAAGGGTTAATCGAAAATATTGCTTGGCAAGTTGTTCAATTGAAAATCTTGAGGAAGCAAATAGATGAATTTGGTTTAGTCTACCAGTATTCAAATGGAAAGCAGCAATTGACAGCTGAATCTCCTTACAGTAAAGCGTACAATGCTCTGTATCCTAAATATCTTGCTTCAATCAAACAGCTAAATGATATGCTTCCCGCATCTGCTGTCCCTGAAAAGAATGAAATTACCGATTTCTTTAATACTGTTAAACAATAAGATGGAGAATGGAAAATATCCTAATTATATATTGGAATATTATAACGATATCGTTTCAGGGAAAATTGTTGTAAGTAAAAAAATAAGAAAGCTCTATGAAACAATGGTTGACAATATAAATAATCCAAAAAATGATTTTATATTTAATCCATTTCTAGCAAATAGACCTGTGGAATTTATAGAAAGATTTTGTAAGAACAGCAAAGCGCCATTTGCTGGAAAGCCTGTAACATTAATGTTGTGGGAAAAGGCATTTTTGAGTTGTATATTCGGATTTGTGGACAAGGACACAAAATTACGGCAATATCATGAAGTGTTTTTAGAGGTAGCTCGTAAGAATGGGAAATCGACTTTATTGGCTTGCATAAGTTTGTATTGTATGTTTGAAGAGGCAGGTTCACAGGTGATTACTGCGGCGAACACTCTATCTCAAGCATCGGATTTATATAATGAAAGTTATAATATGGTATTACAATCAAGCTTGTTAAAATCGAAAATTAAAAAGCGCAAAAACGATTTATACATAGATGATAATTTTGGACTATTTAAGGCAATTACTTCTAATCCTAAGACCCATGATGGTTTAAACTGTTCCTGTGGAATTCTCGACGAATGTCATGAACAAAAGAATCGCGATTTATATGATATTATTTTGCAGAGCCAGTCTACCAGAACGCAACCGCTTATGTTTGCCATAACGACGAACGGTTTTGTCCGAAATGGCCTCTTCGATAACCTATATGAATATGGTGAGAAGGTAATAAATGGCGAAGTGACTGATAGCGGCTTTATTGGATTCTTTTATGAATTAGATAGCACGGATGAAATTGAAGATGAATCCTGCTGGATAAAATGTAATCCATCGTTAGGAAAAATAAAAAAGCTTTCTACGCTTAAACGGAGTTATCAAAAAAGCATTTCAGATCCTTCTTATAAAAGAACTTGCTATACCAAAGATTTTAATATACCTATGACTCAAAATGGAAGCATGTTTGCTTTCCTGCCTTATGACGTTATTCACAAAAGTCGCACTCAATTTGACATATCTCAATTTGCTGGTAGTTATTGCGAAATGGGATTGGATTTATCTTTGTGCGGAGATTTGTCGGCAATAACGCTTTTGCTTCAGCAAAAAGGATCAAATACCTTATATTTTCATCAGCAATATTTCCTACCAGATAAACAAATTGAATCGCATACCGAAGCGCCTTATCAACTATGGGCAGATCAAGGTTGGTTGACTCTTTGCAAAAACAGTACGCAAATTAAGTTGGAAGATATTGTTCAATATTTTGTTAATGTAGTACAGGCTTATAAAATCATGCCTATAAGCTGTGGCTATGATAGATGGGGTTCCCAATATTTAGTCGATATTTTAACAGATAAAGGCTTCAACGTAGAGAATGTGGGGCAAGGATATAAAAGTTTGAGCAATCCAATGAAGGTATTACGGGGATTATTTATTGATGATCAAGTTAGATATGATAGTCCGATAACAGAATGGAATTTATCCAATTGCATTATAGATATGGATGAAGCAGAGAATTGGAAACCAACTAAATTAAAAAGAAATATGCGTATAGATGGCGTTTCAAGCATGATAGATTCTATGTTTGTGTACGAAAAAGAAAAGAATGATTTTTTGAGCCTAATCAAATAACACAGAAAGAAGGTGAGACTTATAAAACTACAGAAACGAAGTATTTTTAATCGTATATTTGGCACTCAACCGCAAACTCCGCAGCAATTGACGGCGGTGCAAATGCTGAATAGTTATAATAATCGCATTAGTAATTACAGCGGTGATTTATACGACAATGCAACTGTAAGGTCGTGTATTGATACCATAGCGCGGTATTTCGCTAAGATGCAACCAGTGCATAGGCTCAAGGGGGTAACTGTAAACGACTCCCTTAATGCGCTTATATCTTTGCGCCCAAACGTCGATATGAGCACATATACATTTTTATATAAGGTTGCTACTTGCTATTATATGGACAATAATGTCTATCTTTATATTTCACGTGATTCATTAGGAAATGTAATTTCCTTATGGCCTTTCAGTTATTCACAAGCTGAACTGAAAGAAAATAAATATGGTGATTTATATTTGGAGTTTACTTTTTCTACAGGGAAAAAGGTAGTTGCGTCTACTGATGATGTAATTATTTTGAGGAGAAATATTTATAAAAATGACTTCTTCTCAGAGACAAATAATAAACCACTTTATCCAATTGTCAATCTGCTTTATACAATATCTCAGGGAATAATTAACGCTGTTAAATCATCGGCTTTTATTCGCGGCATTTATAAAGTAATAGGCGGTTTGCAGCCTGCTGATATTAAGGAAAAGCGTGATAATTTTAAATCACAATTCTTTGATACACAAAACAATGGCGGCATTATCGTTATGGATAGCAAAGGCGAATATACCCCTATAGACAGTAAGCCGGTTCTGGTTGATGATAAGAACTCAAAATTGGTCAATGAACAGGTTTATACTTATTTTGGTATTAATGAAAATATTGTAAAAGGTACATATACCGAAGATGAGTTTACAGCGTTCTACGAGGGGATTTTGGAACCACTTGCCTTGCAGCTTTCTCAAGAAATGAATGCAAAGCTATTTTCTCAGCGTGAGATCGGATTCGGCAATGAAGTTGTATTTGTCGGTGACAAATTAAGCTACATGAGCATGACAAGTAAAGTCAATATGATTAATGCCGTAAAGGATTTGGGTGTCCTTACCAAAGGAACCATTGCAGATATTCTTAATATTGAACGTCCAGCCGATGCCGATAAGATTTTACAAAGCCTAAATTATATTGATACTTCCATAGCAAATCAATATCAATTACAAGCTCAAAAAGATAAATTATCAGGAGTAACGCAGACAGCGGAAGGGGGTGAGACACAGGATGACGAAAGCAGCAAAGGAAATTCGGATGAATCCGATCCAGATCAGAGCGGCACAGAATGAAGAAAATAATACTGATATGACTGTTGAGGGTAAAGCTATTGTTTTTAACGAAACAACACCTTTATTCAATGACGGCAGTACACAGTATTATGAAATGATTGATTCTCATGCTCTTGATGGTGTGGATTTATCAAATGTCTATTTATATTATAATCATGATAATAAGGCAGTTGCAAGAACAAAAAATAACACATTAACTCTTGATGTTCGTCCAGATGGAGTTTATTTTACAGCGGTTCTTGCCAATACAACTTATGGTAGTGATTTATATAAATTGGTACAGCGTGATGATGTAGATAAATGTTCATTCGCCTTTACGATTGCAGATGAAGATTTTGATAATGTAACAAACACATTTACTGTTAAGAAAATAGACAAGTTATTTGAAATTTCACTTGTTGATCTTCCAGCTTATGAAAATACAACTGTATCCGCAAGAGCAGAAGTTGATAAACTGGAAAAAGAAAGACAAGACAAAATCAACTATGACCAAAAGCGTAAAGCTTTAATTCTAAAAACATTATATTAATTTTGAAAGGAAGTATTTATTTTATGAATAAATTTACACAGAGAGCTTATGAAATCAACAACCGTAAAAAGGAAATCCGTTCCGATATTGAAGCTAACAAGGAAGGTATTGACCTTGATGCTTATGAAAAGGAGCTTCGTGATCTTGATACCGAATATCAGGACATTGAAAAGCGTATGAAGCTTGTGGATGGAATTACCATTGAAAAACCAAAGGAGGAAATTAATAACATGGAAGATAAGACATATACACGCGATTCTAAAGAATATCGCTCTGCATTCCTGAAACATATTCAGGGTGTAAAGCTTAACGAAGTGGAACAGAGGGCTTATAGCTCTGCCTCTGATAGTGCTGGTGCTGCTATTCCTACACAGACAGCAGATCAGCTTATCAGCAAAATTAAGCAGGTAGCGCCTATTCTCAATGAAATGACTCTGCTTCAGGTTGCCGGTGATGTACGGTTCGCAACCGAAGGTGTGCGCGATAGCGCAGCACTCCATACAGAGAATGCCACTGTTAATCCTGCTGGTGATACAGTTATGTCTGTCAATCTTGGCGGCTATGAGTATATCAAGGTTATCAGTGTAAGCAAGACGATTCAGACGATGGCTATTGACGCTTTCGAAGGATGGCTTACTAACATCCTTTCTGAAGACATTGCCCGTCAGATCGAAAGTGCGGCTATTAACGGTACAGGCTCTTCTCAGCCGACAGGCGTTGAGAAAGCTAATACCTGGGACGCAACAAACAGTTTTTCTGTCGCCGCAGCTTCCAGCCTTACATATGCAAATGTCTGTAGCTTTATCGGTCTGCTCAAGGGCGGCTATGACTATAATGCAAAGTTCCTTATGAGTAAAAAGACACTTTATGAGGACTTTATCACTTTACAGGACAAAAGCAAGAATGATCTTGTTGTTCGTGATGCTGTCAACGGCAGTTATGTGGTAATGGGCTATCCTGTTATGCTTTCTGATTCTGTTAAAGAACACGATGCTTATCTTGGCAATTTCCGTTATCTTGTCGGTAATCTCTCACAGAATATTACGGTTGATAGTTCGGCAGAAAGCGGCTTCCGTAATAACAGTATTGATTTCCGTGGTTCTGCTATGTTCGATTGCAAGCCAGCACTCGGCGAAGCATTTGTTAAACTGACAAAAGCAACTGTTTAATTGAGGTGAACAAATGTCGTTATTATCGGCAATTAAGCAATCATTGAGGATATCAACCGATAATACTGATTTTGACACGGAGATAGCAGACCTTATATCACAGGCCATAGATGATTTAAAGGCATCGGGCGTTAAACCTGATGTCTTTAATGATTATGGTTCTAAGGATACTGATGGAAATGTAGTTGATTCTATAAATGATGGTAATGTAAGGCAAGCCATTACTTTATATGTCAAATCATATTTCGGCATAGAAAATCCAGACAAAGAATGGTACATAGATCGTTATCAGTATAAAAAATCAGAATTATGCAATCAAGTAAGCCAGTATAGAGTTGAGGTTGATACTCTATGAGATATAAAACTGGGAATACGTATTTTAACAAAACAGCACAGCTAATCACACAAACTTATACTACTGATGATTTAGGACAGCAGATTCCAGATAAAACAATTTATCGGAAAGTTTATTGTGCAAAGAAAAGTACGCCACAAACAGAATTTTTCCTTGCAGGACAAAGCGGTATTAAATCTGCCGCTATGTTTTTAGTACGAACAGCGGATTACAACGGTGAAACTGAAGTCAGATATCCTGCCAATGACAGCGGTATTGTTTACACAATTTATCGTGTATATGATAGCGCGGATGAAATGTCAGAATTGTATGGAAAGGTGGATGTAGGCAATGAGTGATACGGTTAAATGTGACTCGTCTAATTTTGCTGATACCATTGCCGCATCCTTACAGGAATTTTCCGATGAAAAGACAAAGGAAATCAAAAACATTATTACAGACAAGTCAAAGGAATTAGCAGAAAATATTAGACGTGATTCTCCGCGCAGGAAAACCAATGGCGGTAAATATGCTAAAGGATGGCAAGCGACGAAGGATTTTGAAAACAATCTGAATATCCAATATACAGTCCATAATAAGACAGATTATCAGCTTACGCACCTTCTTGAAAATGGTCACGCTACTCGTGATGGTGGACGTGTAGAGGGTATTCCTCATATTGCTCCAAATTGTGAAGCAATAGAAAAAGAAATAGATGATGCAATAGAAAAGACAGCAGGTGAATGATATGGATATAAAAGGATTAAGAACTGTTTTAAATTCTACTGAATTACCTGTTGTTTATCATAGCTGGAAATCATCTAATCCGAACAATCCTCCTCCGAAACCACCTTACGTTATTTATTATCTCAAAAATTCGGATAATACAGGAGCGGATAATAAAGTCTATTATAAACGAAACCATTACAATATTGAATTATATACTAATAAAAAGGATATAGCAGCAGAACAAAAATTAGAGGATGCGTTTGATAGCGCATCTATCTTCTATGAAAAAACAGAATCATACATTGATGAAGAAAAAATGTTTGATATTTTATACGAAATTGAAATATAAAAAAGGAGTTGTTAATTATGTCAAGTACGACTAAAAATAAAATTAAGTACGGCCTTAGCGACGTATATTGGGCAAAAATAAACGCAGATGGTACATATGTTACACCTGTAGCAATTGAGGGAGCGGTCAGTCTTTCTCTTAAGCCAGCCGGTTCAGAATTGACTGCCTATGGTGACAATATCGCTCAGGTGGATTTCTCCATCAATCAGGGATATTCAGGGAGCATTGCTTTTAATCTCATCCCCGATGATTTCAAAACTGATATTCTTGGTGAAACAGTTGATGCAAACGGCGTAGTAACTGAAAGCTCAGATGCTAAAGCTTCAGAATTCGCTTTGCTATTCCAATTCTTGGGTGATGTGAACAACCGCCGCCATGTACTATATAGATGTAAAGCAAGCCGCCCGAATGTAGAAAGTGAAACCATGAAAGATAAAGCAGATGCTAAAGAAGAAAGCCTTGATCTTACTGTACGTCCAATTGCAAATGGTTCACTGAAGCATAAGGTAAAATCCTATGTTGATGATCTACCTGAAACTGCATCAGTCTATGCAAACTGGTTTGACAAAGTTTATGATGGTACAGGGGTTTTAGGTGCTCTTACTGTTTCTTCTGCTGCTGGTTCAACCACAGGAAAAACAGCTTTAACGGTTACACCGACTCTGACAAGCGGTAACAGCTATATGTATAAGACAGCGGCAACGGTAACACTTCCTGCTTATAATGATGTCTGCAATACTACAGCCAGTTATACTGCTTGGGATGGTACAAGTGATATTACAGCAACAACCGGTAATGAAATTGCAGTGGTTGAAGTAGATAGCTCATTTAAGGCTATTAAAGCCGGTAAAGCAACAGTTGCATCTAAATAATTGATGAATAAGGAGATTAAATATAAATGGAAAAAACTTTAAAAATTGATGGCAAAAATGTAACATTCAAAGTCACCGGTGGGACATTATATAGGTACGATCAGCAATTTAAAAAAAGCTTCCTCGCTGATGCTGCAAGCCTAAGTAATTTTGAGGAAACAAAAAAGAAAAAGAAAGTAAAACGGCCAGACGGAAAGATTACATTTCAAGACGAATACGATTTTACAAAGTTAAATCTTGAACTGGTCTATAATATTGCATGGACTATGGCAAAAACAGCCGATCCATCAATTCCTGATCCACAAGTTTGGTTGGATAGTTTTGAAACATTTCCAATAACTGAGATTATTGAACCTATTATGGATATGCTGCAAAAATCAATTGAGATGAATCCAAAAAACGTATAAGCGGCGAAGATAAGTCCGGAGATGAAGAGCCAATGACAACGGAAGAATTTCTTGCGTTGTGCAAGGCTAATGGATTATCTATTGCCGAAATCGATGATTTAAATATTGGAACAATTGTAGATTATCTATATGCTTATACAGATATTCTGAAAAAAAGATATGGTGTTGATGATGATAACCAACCTAAGAGTGATGTAAGAACTGCTTCTCAGGCTGATTTCAATGCATTTTAATAAAAGGGAAATTAATTGTGGGAAATACAATCCCTTAATTAGTTTCCCTCATTTTTTTATGAGGTGTTGATGCATGAAAGAAATATGGTGTGATATAAAAAATTACGAAGGACTATATCAGGTTTCTAATTTTGGGAAAATTAGAAATAACAAAAGAAGAATTATTAAGCAACAAATCAATAGAGACGGATATTGTTGTGTCGGATTATATTATGATAAACAAAGAAAATACTTTACGGTACACAGATTGGTTGCTCAAGCTTTTATTCCTAATCCTGACGATAGAAAATATGTGATACATATAGATCACAATAAACAAAATAATCATATGAGTAATCTAAAGTGGATGGCTGCATCGACAAATAAACCCGTTTATCAATTTGATAGACATGGCAATTTTATAAATAAATATAAGTCCATGAGACAAGCAGCAAAGCAACTAAATATATCAGATGCAAATATTTGTATTTGTGCTAATGGAATAACTAAAACAGCTTTTAATTGTATTTGGCTTTTTGAGGATGATTTAGATAAATTGGCAGATAAAATAAAATCCGCAAATGAACACAGATACAACGAGCGTGGTATAAGAATTAATCAATATGATTTGAACGGTAAGTATATAAAAACTTATTTATCAGGTAGTGAAGTCGAGCGGGTGAATGACTTTGATCAAAGCGCAATCAGTGGTTGCTGTAGAGGTAGATATAAACAAGCTTACGGATATATATGGAAATATGCAGAGTAAAGTGAGGTGAGAAAATGGCAAATAAAAATCTAAAAGGTATAACTTATACAGTCGGTGGCGATACAACCGGCCTTAATGAAGCCTTAAAAGGCGTTAACACTCGTGCAAAGGATTTAAATTCTGAACTTGGAAAAGTCAATCGCCTTATGAAACTTGATCCATCAAATACAGTGCTATTGCAACAAAAGCAAGAGCTTCTGAATAAATCTATTGGGGAAACAAAAGACAAACTGTCTACTCTGAAAGATGCGCAAGCACAAGTCGATGAACAGTTCAAAAATGGCGATATAGGTGAAGAACAATATAGAGCTTTCCAGCGAGAAATCGAACAGACTGAACAAAATTTAAAAGACCTTGAAAGTCAGGCAAGAAATACAGGCAGTGTATTAGGTACTCATTTACAGCAAGCAGGAGAAAAAATAACCAATGCTGGAGAAAAAATAAGTGGTGTTGGTACTAAACTACTTCCTGTTACTGGTGCTATAGCTGGAGTTGGTACAGCCGCCGCAAAAATGGGAATGGATTTTGAGGAATCAGCTTCTAAAGTAAGTACAATTGCCGATACGACACAGGAAAGCATGTCAAAGCTTGAAAGTGGAGTGATGCAGTTATCGAATGAAACAGGTGAATCCGCTGATAGTTTAAATGAAGCATTATATCAAACCATTTCAGCGGGTGTTAAAACATCTGATTCTATTGGATTTTTGGGTACAGCGACAAAGCTTGCTAAAGGTGGCTTTACTGATTCTTCAACGGCTATTGATACTTTAACAAGTGTAATTAATGCCTATGGGTTAAAAGCAACGGATGCAACGAAAATATCAGATCAGCTAATCCAGACTCAAAATCTTGGTAAAACAACAGTAGCGGAGTTAGGACAGGCACTCGGCGGTGTTATCCCAATTGCATCAACGATGGGGGTTAAGACACAAGACCTCTTTGCTTCATTGGCAGAATTAACAAAGAATGGTATTAAAACCGATGAAGCTGTAACAGGTATGAAAGGCGCTCTTTCCAATATATTAAAGCCCACAAGCGATGCTTCAAAGCTGGCACAGAAACTAGGAATTGACTTTTCAGAGGCACATTTGAAAAATGTTGGATGGCCTAAGTTCCTTGATGAGATTAAGGAAAAAACAGGTGGATCATCTGAAAAGATGGCTACATTGTTCGGTAATGTTCGCTCTCTAAATGCTGTACTTACTCTTACTGGAAAGGGAAGTCAGGACTTTAAAACTATCCTAAAAGAAATGGGCGATACGGCGGGTTCTACTGATTCGGCATTTGCAAAGATGGAGAATAACGGTGCCAGTAAATGGGAAAAAGCAGTCAACAAAATGAAAAACGCTGGTATTAAGCTTGGGGAATCATTAGAGCCAATCGTTGAAAAAGTTAGTGCTGCTGTGACGCAGATAGCGGATAAGTTCAATTCTTTATCTCCTGCACAGCAACAGATGATTATAAAAATCGCCGGTATCACAGCGGCTATAGCACCATTGCTTATTGTTATCGGTAAGATGACAACAGGTATTGGAGCAATCACTACAGGATTAGGCAAAACTATAACGGCTATCAAGAATTTCCACACGGCGTTAAGCGGTGGCGCTACTCTTGCGAAAGCATTATCGGCGGCTTTAACTCCTGCCGGTGCTGTTATTGCGGTAGTTGTAGCAGTTACGGCGGCAGTCGCATTACTTGTTATTGGAATAAAGCATTTATATGATACTAATGCTAATTTTAGAAATGGCGTAAATACAGTTTGGAACGGTATTAAAACAGTGATATCAACAGTTGTTAATGCCATTGTAGGTTTCTTTACGACAACAATACCGGCTGCATGGAATGGCCTTGTAGCTTTATTTAATTCTATTCCTGCTTGGTGGAATGGATTATGGACGAGTATAGGCCAGTTCTTTACAAACTTATGGAATGGAATAGGAAATTTCTTTACTCAGACAATTCCTCAATGGATTAATAACTTTATTAATTTCTTCAATGAGTTGCCGGGTAAAATCGGATATATAATCGGTGAATTATTAGCTGATATCGTCAATTTCGGTGTATCTGCTTTTAATTGGGTTACAAACGATCTTCCTAAAATTATTAACGGTATTATCAATTGGTTCGCCCAATTACCGGGAAAAGTTTGGAATTGGCTTTTGAAGACCATAGCGAAGATTAAGCAATGGGGAACTGATACATGGAATTATCTTTCACAGCAGATACCTAAAATTATAAATAGCATTGGAACATGGTTTAGTCAATTGCCGGGGAAGGTTTGGAATTGGCTAGTAAATACTCTAGATAAAGTCAAGCAATGGTGCAGCAATCTAATCAGTACAGCGAGAACTGAAATACCAAAGTTTGTACGAACTGTTGTTAACTTTATGAAAGAATTACCCGGAAAAATGCTTGATATTGGTAAAAATATTGTACATGGTATTTGGGACGGAATCAACAGCGCTATCAGTTGGTTACATGATCGTATTTCTGATTTTTGTAGTGGTATTGTACAAGGATTCAAAGACCATTTAAAGATACATTCGCCGTCAAGAGTATTTGCGGATGAAGTTGGTAAATTTATGGCTCTTGGTATAGGACAAGGCTTTACCGAAAATATGAAATCTGTTACTTCTATGATGCAAACGGCTATACCAACTAACTTTGCCTTAGATATTGGAACAAGTATTAATAGTTTGAATGGCTTGAAAGCGTCTTCAGCACAATCAGGCAATACATCAACATATAATACACCAATTAATTTGAATGTAAAATTAGGGGATATTACCGTCCAAGGTAATGCGGATCAGAATGCTTTGGCTCAAATGAAACAGATTGCAAAAGATCAGGTGGATCAACTCGAACAACATCTAATTCATGCTTTTACTATTCTTCCATCAAGAGCAAGTGCTAAAGTGAAGTGATAATATGGATGACAAATTAGAAAATGTAATACAAAAAAGCTTACTTGAACTTGTTGCCAATATGATAGCTCAAGATGAATCTCAGAATAAAAAGAATATTGAGGATATTTATCAGGCATTTGATGAACTGCCATTGTATTTTGCACAAAAAAGTTCTTCAAATAAGTAATAGGAGATAATATACTTTGATGAATGATTTAGACAATACAATTCAAAATTCTATTATAGAAACAATAATAGAAGTATTAAAAAATAATGAAGTTTGTAAGGAATGCCCTGTAATACAGGAACTTGAAAATATTAAATTAGATGCTATACAACGAACAACAAGGCATTAATAAAAAAGCGGCATGGCTATATAAAGTCACTGCCGCTTTTTTTCTGCAATTTTTATTGCATTTAGATTTTTTCTTTTAAGATAGCCATGATCTCATCAGGGGATTTGCCGGTTTTAGAGATGAATTCCTGAAGCTCTTCCAACTTCTTAGCGTTTTGAGCGTCAATAATCGCTTTTTTCTGTGCTTTTAAATCCTTGATTTTATCATCAATACTTGCTTTTCTGGATTCCATCTCTGCAATCTGATTATCCAGTTCCTGAAGCTTCTGCTCGTCGCTTTTCTGTTTACCTCTAGACATTAGGATCAACTCCTTAAAGTTTATTTTAAAATCATTATAGTTATAATCGTCTAATTTGTAAATAGATAATCACATTGTATATTTCTGTAATAAAAATTTACAATTAAGAATATATTGTACAAAAAAATCAAAAAGGAGAGATATATATAAACAATACATATACACCACAAGACTATCCAAAAGAAAAAACAGTCATTATAGATGGGTACACTGTAGACCTTGAATTTAATGGCTTAAATAATATACAGGAAGTTTTTGAAAATCTGGTAAAATGGCATATAGATAATGATGAAAAATAAATCCTTTATAATTTCGCATTATTATGTTATACTATCTGATGAAGATACAAGAAATAGGGTGTTATAATGGCAAGGACAAGTAGAAATATGACGATTACTCAAAACAAAGTGAATGTAAAGAAATATAGAGCCGCTTTATATGTTCGTCTTTCAAATGACGATGAGAACAAAGATATCGAAAGTAATAGCGTCACCAATCAAAGAGCGCTATTGACAAACTTTGTTGATAATAGTAAAGATATACAAATACATGATTATTATATAGATGATGGTTTTAGCGGAGTCAATTTTAATCGGCCTGATTTTCAACGTATGATAAGTGATATAGCAAAACATAATGTAAATTGTGTTATAGTCAAAGACTTGTCACGCTTGGGAAGAAACTATGTCGAAGTGGGAAAATATTTAGATGAATATTTTCCGAACAATAATATTAGATTTATTGCTATAAATGATAATGTTGATAGAATAGGTTCTAATTTTGATTTTGAAATGATTACCCCGATTAAATCGCTCTTCAATGAAAACTATTCCAGAGATATATCAAAGAAAGTAACAAGTGCATTCAGAGTAAAAGAATTACAAGGCCAATTTATTGGAGCCTTTGCTTCCTATGGATATCAGAAAGACCCCAATAATAAAAACAAGCTTATTATTGATCCTGTTGCCGCTGAAACAGTCAAAAAAATATTCAAGCTTTTTATAGACGGTACTGCAAAAATACAGATAGCTAAGATATTAAATAAAGAGGGGATACCCTGTCCATCTGAATATAAGCAGATGAACGGATTAAAATATAATAATGGACAACGGCTCGAACTGACCAAATATTGGACATACTCAACTATTCACCATATTTTAAAAAATGAGATTTATACCGGAACCATGGTTCAACATAAAAATATCAGGAGCAACTTTAAAACGAAAAAGTCAACTATTACAGAAGAAGATAACTGGATTAGAGTAAAAAATACGCATGAAGCTATAATTGACTATGATACTTTTAATAAAGTACAGACACTATTACAGAAGGATACCAGACAGATTGATTTTAATCATAATGTACATTTGTTTGCAGGATTCGTTAAATGTGGTGATTGTGGTAGAGCAATGGCAAAAGTAAATAGGCATGGGAAACAAGAATTAGTATGTGGTTCATATATTAAAGTAGGAAAAACTGTATGTACACAGCATAGGATGCCTTATGATATGTTGGAAAAAATTGTTTTAACAACTATTCAAAATTTAGTAGCTGAATTAGTCAACACAGAAAAAGCTATTCTTCAAAACGAAGCAAACCATAAAATATCAAAGAATAATGAAATATATAATAAACAAATCAATATGCTGAAAGCAAAATTAGATAAAACTTTATTTCTTAAAAAAGGCATATATGAAGATTACAAAGAGGAAGTATTATCTAAAGAGGAATATTTACAATATAAGGCCGATTACGAGCGTGATGAAGTTTCATTAAAGCAACAGATTGTAGAACTTGAACAAGCTAACAAAATTTCAGGAAGTGATATCATAAAAAGCGAATGGTATCAAAATTTAAAGAAGTATTTTAATATCAAGAAATTAGATAGAATGACTATCGCTACATTTATAGATCATATTGACATATTTGAAAATAAGCATATTAAAATTTATTTTCAAAATATGGACAAAATACAGCAACTAAAAGATTTACAGCATAATCCCAATATATAATTACCATGGGGAAACGAAGAAACGCAGATGCTGATCGATATTCTGAAAAAATACAATGTAAAAACGACCTTTTTTGTCGTCGGCGCATGGGTGGATAAGTACCCGGACTCGGTGCGGGCGCTTACGGCCGCCG